CTTCGGAGTTATCTATGGTCTACGTACAGTAGAAGAGCAAGAGAAGCTTGTAGCGGCAGGTAAATCCCAGACTATGAAGTCTAAGCACCTAGAGGGCCGTGCAGTTGACCTCATGGCTTACGTAGATGGTAAGGGCGTGTGGGAGTTGAACGTTTATGATGATCTCTGTGACGCAATGAAAGAGGCAGCTAAAGAACTTGGTGTAGCAATCAAGTGGGGTGCAGCTTGGTCAGAGGGTGACATCTGTACATATGAAGGTACAGCTGAAGATGCAATGATGGCATACGTAGATTTACGTAGGTCACAAGGCCGTAGACCTTTCATTGATGGCCCACACTTTGAATTAATGTAAAGGAAGTACAGTATGCCTCGTGAGTTAACGGAACGCCAACAAAAGTTTCTAGCTGTTCTTATGGATGAAGCTGGTGGTGACATTACCGCCGCTAAAATGTTGGCTGGTTACTCCGCAAATACTTCTAATGCAGAAGTAACTAAGGGTATTAAGGAAGAAATTATTGAGGTTACTCACACATTTCTTGCACGTAATGCCCCTAAAGCTGCAATGGCTATGGTAGGTGCGTTGTATGACCCTACCGAGCTAGGCATTCGTGATAAAATGCAGGCAGCAAAAGAACTACTTGATCGTACTGGTCTAGTTAAGACTGAAAAGATGCAAGTGGAAGCAAAAGGTGGCGTCATGCTTATGCCAGCTAAGAACCCACAGGATGACGATGACTAAAAAAGTAGGTACGTGGAAACTTCCACAACCAACCGACCTCAAAGAAGATAACGTATGGGTATCTATCCCACGTGTAGCAAGAACAATTCCTTTTGGGTACGAAATTGATCCAGACGATAGTGGAATTCTCTTGCCAATTGACCACGAACTTGATATGCTTGAGCAAGCAAAGAAATACATTAAACAGTATTCATATCGGGAAGTGGCGAACTGGCTTACTACAAATACAGGTAGGTCTATATCGCACGTAGGGTTAAAGAAACGGTTGGACAATGAGCGACAAAGAAAAAACAAAGCTGGAAGCCTACGCAAATGGGCAGACTATGCGAAAAAGGCAATCGCCAAAGCGGAAGAAATCGAAAACAACCGCACAGGGGCCAAAGAAAACGGCAGCGAAGGCGAAGCAGCCTAATCCTACAGTAATACTGGACGAGTTTACAAGTAAGGTTGAAGAAGACCACAACGTAATTTTTAAACCTAACGCTGGCCCACAAACGGACTTCCTTGCATCAAGTGAACGTGAAGTACTGTATGGCGGTTCTGCAGGTGGGGGTAAGAGCTACGCCATGTTAGCTGATCCTCTACGCTATATGGGTGTTCCAGCGTTTGCGGGTGTACTGTTACGACATACTACGGAAGAACTTAGGGAACTAATAACTAAATCACAAGAGATGTACCCTAAAATTTGGCCCGGTATTAAGTGGTCAGAACGTAAGATGACTTGGACTGCACCCTCTGGCGCTACATTGTGGTTAAGCTACCTAGATAAAGACCAAGACGTTACACGTTATCAAGGTTTGGCATTTAGTTGGATTGGGTTTGACGAACTTACACAGTGGGCTACACCTTATGCATGGAATTATATGCGCTCACGTTTACGTACTGCAGACCCTTCATTACCACTCTCTATGAGAGCTACCACTAACCCCGGCGGTAGGGGACATCATTGGGTTAAGAAGATGTTTATTGATCCTGCCCCTGCAGGAAAGTCTTTTATAGCTACCGACATTGACACAGGCGAAGAATTAAAGTATCCTGCAGGTCATCAAAAAGCAGGTAAGCCTCTATTTAAACGTAGGTTTATACCTGCACGATTATCGGACAATCCATATTTATCGGAGCAAGGTGACTACGAAGCAATGCTTCTTTCTTTGCCTGAACAACAACGTAAGCAATTGTTGGAAGGTGATTGGGATATTAAAGAAGGTGCAGCCTTTACGGAGTTTGATAGAAACGTACACGTAGTAGAACCGTTTGATATACCAAGTAATTGGATAAAGTTTAGGGCTTGTGATTATGGTTACGGAAGTTATTCTGGCGTTGTGTGGTTCGCTGTATCCCCTAGTGAACAACTTATTGTTTACCGTGAGCTATATGTAAGTAAAGTACTTGCGGTTGATCTTGCCGATATGGTTATGGAACTTGAAGCAGGTGATGGTGGTATAAAATACGGGGTATTGGATAGTTCTTTGTGGCACAAACGGGGTGATACAGGCCCAAGTCTTGCAGAACAAATGGTACAAAGAGGGTGTAGATGGCGTCCCTCTGATCGTTCTAAAGGATCACGTGTAGCAGGTAAGAACGAAGTACACAGACGTTTACAGGTTGATGAGTATACAGACGAGCCACGTCTAGTATTTTTTAACAATTGTACTAACTTAATTTCACAGTTACCTGCTTTGCCTATTGATAAAAGAAACCCAGAAGATATTGACACACACGCAGAAGATCACTTGTATGATGCACTAAGATATGGTATTATGTCCAGACCACGGTTTAGTGTATTTGACTTTGATTCAAGTAACACGCAGTACGGTAGAATGCAAGTAGCGGATTCTACGTTTGGTTATTAAGGAAAGATAAATGGCAGAAGAGAATGAAGGCTTCATCGAAGATGACGCAATTGCATTGGCAGATAGCGAAGACTCATCTATTGACGATGTAGACTCCTCTAAAATTATTCCATTTATTATGGAAAAGTATAATCGTGCCGATGATTATCGTCAGCAAGATGAGCAGCGTTGGTTGCGTTCTTACCGTAACTATCGTGGCCTGTATAGCCCGGACGTACAGTTTACTGAAGCTGAAAAGTCTCGTGTATTTATTAAAGTAACTAAGACTAAAACCCTTGCTGCATACGGTCAGATTGTAGACGTATTGTTTGCTGCCCAAAAGTTTCCACTGTCCGTTGACCCTACCGAATTACCAGAGGGTGTAGTTGCAGATGTAAACTTTGATCCTAAAGAACCTGAACAGTTACGTGAGTCAGAACTTAATGAGCCTGTAAGTCCTTACGGTTATCCCGGCGATGATCGTGACTTACCTGCAGGGGCTACATCTAAAACATTAACTGAGAGTTTAGGTCCACTAAAGAATAAGTTTGAGGGCGTAGAAGGTGTACGTGAAGGTACAGGTAAAACCCCTACAGCTATTACGTTTAGTCCTGCAATGATTGCGGCTAAAATGATGCAAAAGAAAATTCATGACCAGCTAGAAGAGTCAGGTGCAAGTAAACATTTACGTAGTACAGCATTTGAGATGGCTCTATTTGGTACTGGTGTAATGAAGGGTCCGTTTGCCGTAGACAAAGAGTACCCAAGCTGGAATGAAGCAGGTGAATATACGCCTACAATTAAAACTATTCCACAAGTATCGCACGTATCTGTATGGAACTTTTATCCCGATCCAGATGCTACTAACATGGATGAAGCTCAGTACGTAATTGAACGGCACAAGATGTCTCGCAGTCAAATGCGTAACCTAAAACGCAGACCATTTTTCCGTGGTAATGTAATTGATGAAGCAATTCAACTTGGTGAAAACTACACTAAAGAATACTGGGAAGATGATCTATCGGACTACTCACCCGATCATGGCGTAGAACGCTTTGAGGTACTAGAGTATTGGGGTATGGTAGACGTTGAGATGCTACTTGAACAAGGCGTAGACATTCCAGAGGAACTATCAGAAGTAGATGAGCTACAAGCAAACGTATGGATTTGTAATGGCAAACTACTTCGTATGGTTCTTAACCCGTTTAAACCTGCACGTATTCCGTACATGGCTGCGCCGTATGAGCTAAATCCTTACTCCTTTTTTGGCGTAGGTATTGCAGAAAACATGGACGATACGCAAACACTTATGAATGGCTTTATGCGTATGGCGGTAGATAATGCTGTACTGTCAGGTAACCTTATCTTAGAGGTAGACGAAACTAACCTTGTACCGGGACAGGACATGTCAGTTTACCCCGGTAAAGTGTTTCGGCGTCAAGGTGGTGCACCCGGACAAGCTATCTTTGGTACTAAGTTTCCTAATGTCTCTGGAGAAAACTTACAGCTGTTTGATAAGGCACGTGTACTTGCAGATGAAAGTACAGGCTTCCCATCTTTTGCGCATGGACAAACAGGTGTATCAGGTGTAGGGAGAACTGCATCCGGTATTTCGATGCTTATGGGTGCCGCACAAGGTGGTATTAAGAGTGTTATCAAGAATGTAGATGATTATCTACTACGTCCTCTTGGTGAAGGTCTATTCCGTTTCAATATGCAGTTTGACTTTGATCCCAAGATTAAAGGTGACTTAGAAGTTAAAGCACGTGGAACTGAAAGCCTTATGGCTAATGAAGTACGTAGCCAACGTCTTATGCAGTTTATGCAAATTTCTTCTAGTCCTGCACTTGCACCTTTTGCAAAATTCCAGTATATTATACGTGAGATTGCAAAGTCTCTTGAACTAGACCCAGATAAAGTTACCAATAACATGGATGAAGCTGCAATTCAAGCTGAACTTATGAAGGGTTTTCAACAACCAGCCGAAGGTCAAGGAGCACCAGCAGGTGCAAATCCAGCAGACCCAACGGGTGCGGGTGGCGGTAATATAGGCACAGGTCAAGTACCAACACCGCAAGAACAAGGATTTAGTGGAAATGCAGAAGGACAAGGAGCACCTGAACAAGCTCAAACCACTGGTCAACAACCACCAGCAGTGGGCTGACTTTAGTGAGTACTTAGATTATATCATTGCTCAACAACACCGTTCTATGGAACAGTCTGACAATATAGTAGCGGTTCATAGGGCACAAGGTGCAGTATACCAACTTCGTAGGTTGAAATTACTAAGAGATGAAGTTCTCAAAGCTAATTAAGGAAACGTTACATGATGGAAAAACAAATGGAACTTTTTGAAGAAGGTGGCCTTAAAGATGAGGGCGGCATGATTGACGAAGAGTCTGGCAACGAAGTTCCCGTAGGCGGTACACGTAAAGGTGTTCGTGACGATATTCCTGCAAACATTAGTGAAGGTGAGTTTATTTTTCCAGAAGACGTTACACGTTACATTGGTCTTGATAAACTTATGCAGCTACGCCAAGAAGCTAAGATGGGTTTAAAGCGTATGGAAGCTATGGGTCAAATGGGCAATAGTGATGAAGCCACTATGGATGATGACCTTCCCTTTGGTATGGCTGATCTTATTATTGTAGGTGCAGCACCAGAAGATAGTGAAGAACTTGATATGGCTGAAGGTGGTCTTACTACTACAGCTACAGGCTCTGGCAGAACTGTTGCACAAACTGTACCTACTCAAACTACTCCTGTAACTACAGAGCAAACAACTACACGTAGACTTACACCTGAACCTACAGCGGTAACTAGTGTCCCGATTGACTTTAAAAAACTCATGGGTGACGCATCTATTGAGTACAAAGAGTATCGTAATGCTGCAGGTGAATCTATGATGATTCCTATTGTAGGTGGTGTTCCACAGTTTCCTGTACCGGAAGGATATACACTTTACACAGGCACAGATGCCGTAGAAAATACTAACACTACTGCAGGTGCAATTGTACGTGCAGCAAATACCGCTACTGCCGAAGTTAGGGCAGCTTCTATGGGTAGTGACAATGATACTCCTCCTCCAATGCCTACAGCGGAAGCTGTTAATTGGCCCGGTTTATCTACTAACGAATTAATAGAGCGTTCTGCCGAATTAACAGGGACAGGTAGTACAATTGCTAAAGGTGCTATGGCTTTCTTAGGTCCATTCGGTGCTATTGGTTATGCCATGATGCGACATCAAGAAAAGAAGGTTGCCGCAGAAATTGCTAGTCGTTTAGCTAAAGGTGGACTAACAGCGGCACAAAGAAAGAGCCTGACTGAAACACAAGAAAAATTAGCACCCGCTAAAGTTACTACACTTTTTAGTAAAGTCATTGAGTTCGTAGGTAGTGCTCTTGGATTAACAAGTAATGATGTAGAGGCAGCTAAGAAGAATACAAGAGCATTGGAAAAAACCGCAGACTTACCTGTAGCTGGCACTACAGCTGCGCCAATAAGAACTGAGATGAAAGTAATAGCAGACGCAACTGCAATGGTTCCTGAACTAGGCGAGATTACGCCCCCAGAATTTGTGTCTAGTGCAAACTATGCTATAGCAGAAGCTGAAAAAGGTAGGGCTAATGATGAAGCTGTAGAAGCAGCTACCTTACAGTATAGAAATATGTTATTGGGTAAACCTTTGCCTAGTGGACAAACTGAAGAAGGTCTTAAAGATAATATTGTTGAACAATTAAGTGCGGATGCTTTACGTGAAATTCAGTCTAACATACGTCCTGATATGGCAAGTCCTTATGACCCAGTTCCAAACGCTCCGTTACAAAATGTAGATAGAGAACTCTACAAAATGCGGCCAGAAGAACGAGAAAGATTTGAGCGTTTAAAGTTATCTGAGCCGGGAAGTCAGATGACAACGGAAGAACAGATTCAAAAACGTAAAGAGTTAGCGTCTAACTATCAAGTTCCTAAAATTTTATCTGATCCTCGTAGTCCTACCGTTGATCAACCACCAATTGCTCCTATTGGAGCTACACCTACAGCATTTACTGATCAACCTCCTATATCTGGTTCTTTACAATATGATATGTTTGGTAATCAAAAATCAAGTATTGCCTCACGTAAAGAAACAGATA